TATCGCTCTGTTAAATACGCGTTCGATGATAAATTGATTATTAACTCAGTGAATTTCAGTCGCGTAGGCGGAAGCCCGCAGGTTGTTTATGACCAAGCTTCTATCGACAAGTATTTCCCACACTCTTTGACCCAGGAAAGTCTGGTAGCTGAGACAGATGCGATTGTGGCAAATGTAGCTAGAGAGTACGTCACGACTAGAAGCTATACGACAATTCGAATCGATGAAATGGCTATCGATTTGCTAGACCCGGCAGTACCTACCGATACGATTATCGGACTAGATTATTTCGATAATCTTAAAATCACTAACGTTACCCAAGAAGGCAGCACAATCGTTAAGACCTTGCAAGCGCAGGGATTTGCTTGGGATATCACACCAAATAAGATGAGCGTAGCGATTACAACACTCGAAGGAATCGCCGATGGGTTTATTATCGGCAGCGATACTTTTGGTATAATCGGTGTCTCAACTATGAGTTATTAGGAGCAATAATGGCATCAGGATTTCCAGCATCAACCGGAGACGTGCTGACAGCAGCCGCTTTTAATGGCTTAGTGTCGTTCACAGTCGGCTCTGACCAGACAGCAGACTACACAGCTGTATTGACAGACCAGTACCAAGTCCTAGTCCCTATGAACAAGGCAACAGCAGTAGCTTTCAAGATTCCTACAGATGCTAGTGTGAATTTTGCGGTCGGGACTGCTATTACAATTTACAATAAAGGCGCTGGAACAGTCACAGTATCGGCAGTAACTCCAGGAACGACAACAGTGGTTAGCGCTGGCGCAGTTTCAGCTTCTCCAACGCTTGCACAGTATAAGACCTGCGTAGCGATTAAGCTTGCTGCAAATAGCTGGACAATCGTGGGTGCAGTAGCCTAATGATTGGCGCAATTACAGCAGGGCTTTTTGGCGGTGGTGTTTCTACACCAGCCATCACTCCGTCTTATGAGTCGATTGCTACTGCAAATGTCGGTTCGGGTGGAACGTCTTATATTGAGTTTACTTCGATTCCGAGCACTTTTAAGCATCTTCAGATTCGTGGTATTAGCCAGACCAACCGAGCGACCTATAATACAGATGGTTTCAAAATTGTAATAAACACGGATTTTGGTTCTAGTTATTATGGTCATATTCTTTTATCTAACCCAGCCTCGCCAGCGACTAACGTAATTTCGAATGGTCAGGCTTTAATTTCTGAACTTTCTACGTCTACTGGAGTAGCCCCTAACGTTTTTGGCACGTCAATTATTGACGTGCTCGATTATCAAAATAGCAATAAATACAAAACTGTTCGTTTTCTCAGCGGTGCAGATACCAATGGCGCGGCTTCTGGTTATGCTGGTTGGCTCGGTTTTGGCTCTGGTTTATGGATGAGCGGAACAGCAATATCAAATATCCGTTTATACCCAACCTTTGGAACTGCGTTTAATCAGTTTACAAGTTTTGGCTTATACGGGATTAAGGGGTAAATCAGATGGCAGCAGGCGTAACCTATACCCCGATTGCAACTACTACTCTTTCTGGAGTTTCTTCTTATACTTTTAGTTCCATTTCAGGGAGTTACACAGACCTTGTTCTTATTGGCTCAATTAACGGCGTATCCAGCGCAGCCGATATTTGGTACAGAGTGGGTAATGGCTCAGTTGATACTGGTAGCAATTACTCTCCGACTTGGATGTCTGGCTTCAATACCAGCGCGGCTTCGGAGCGGCAAGGTAGTTCTTCAAAATTATACATTGACGGCTGGGGAACAATAGGTACTGGAAACAGCATTATCCGCACCAATATCAATAACTATGCAAACACCACAACCTATAAAACAATTTTAACCCAGCGCACAGATGCAGCAAAAGAAGCAAACGCACAGGTAGGTCTATGGCGTTCTACTTCTGCAATTAACACGCTTCAGCTTGGGTTGGATTCTGGAACATTTAACTCTGGCACAGTCCTCACCCTATACGGAATTCAGGCGGCATAATGGCGAATACCTTTGAACTTATCGCTTCTTCAACTGTTGGCGCTGGTGGAGCTGCCAACATCGAATTTACCGCTATTGCTTCGACTTGGACTGACTTATGCCTTGTTGTTTCCTTGAGAACAACTACAACTAAAACAGATGGCTGGGATGATACTCAATTAAAGATTAACGGGTCTTCTGCGAGTATTACTGGGAGACAACTCTACGGAACAGGTACAACAGCCAGCAGTAATACTTCTACAGCTGGTGGAGTATTTGCAGACCATGCATCTATGACTGCCAATAGCTTTGCAAGTGCTTCTCTGTATTTTCCTAATTATGCTGGCTCAAGCTATAAATCGTTTTCAGTTGATAGCGCAACTGAACAAAATGCCAACTCTGCGCTCAGAAGTTTTTACGCAGGTTTATGGTCTAGCACTAGCCCAATTACTTCAATCGGCTTAGATGCAATCAGCAGCACATTCGTTCAATATAGCAGTGCGTACCTCTACGGCATCAAAAACTCATAGGAGATAAAATGGCTAATCCAACTAAAATCGTAATCGACTGCTCTACAGGCATCGAAGAGATTATTGAACTTACAGACGCTGAGGTTGCTGAACTTGCTTATCAGGCAGAATTAGCAGCTGAAAAGAAGGCAGAAGAAGATGCTAAGGCAGAAGCCGATGCAACCGCTAAGGCTGCTCTACTTGAGAAGCTCGGCATTACTGCAGACGAAGCGAAGCTTCTCCTAGCGTGAAGCCCTGGCTTTGTGCAGCTGGCGTTACTTTAAGAGACCAGGTAAATAGTGCATATCCAGACCGAGACAAGCGCTCGGATGGGTGGGTCGCTGACCAGAGACATATGTCTGGTGGCAAATCTGACCATATACCAAATCTTGCTCGCGGTGCGGTTGTGTCCGCAATCGACCTTGACCGGGATTTGCATGGAGTACCAAAACCAGACGACATGCCTTACCTTGCAGACCAGCTACGACTGCTCGCCAAATCTAAAAGAGATGGTGGAAGACTTGCCTACCTCATATTTGATGGCTTTATTGCCAGCCCGAAGAAGTCTTGGGCTTGGCGTAAATATGTGGGGAGCAATCAGCACCGCCATCACTTGCACTGCAGCTTTACGAGCAAGGGCGATAAAGATGGCTCACCATTTCAAATCCCACTACTCCAAGGAGACTAAATGAACATGAAGAACCCTGCAGTCCTAACAGCTGGCGCTTTCCTTTCAGCTTGGGCAGCTTCTAACTTCGCAGCAGATTACCGCTCAATCCTATGGGCGATTCTCGCCGGCGTATTCGGTTACGCAACTCCGAAGAAGTGAGCGCCAGCGACCTCGCAGCTTGGGCTGTAGGAGTTGTAACAGTCCTGGGCGGCGTTGCCGCTTATGTTCAGTTCATGATTAAGCATTACTTAAACGAGCTCAAGCCTAATGGCGGCGGCTCGATGAACGATAGATTAGTGCGTGTCGAAGCCATGCTGGAGCTATTAGTCAAGGGAAAATAAAGTTATGGCTAGGAAAAAACCCGTCATAGATTTAGATACTTACTCTGCTCTCGATGCTTACTGCATTTCTCTAAACGAGCTATACAAAGCCTTACGTCGCAGCGGGTTCAGTGAGACCCACGCATTTTGGCTCATGTCCGACCGAGATATTTATCCGGACTGGATTCTTCCCGCTAAGCCTATTGAGAAGATAGGCGACGTAGATTACGAGGATGACGACGATTAAGCGCATAGTCATTCTGAGTGACCTTCAAGTACCTTTTGAAGACGTACACGTTACTCAGAATATTGCCCGCTTCCTGGCTAAGTACAAGCCAGACCAGACAGTAACAATCGGCGATGAAATTGATTTCCAGACCATCTCAAAATGGAGTCAGGGTACGCCAGAGGAATACAGCCAAAGCTTAGGCGATGACCGAGACCGCTGCGTAGACCTGCTCTGGGAGCTGGGCGTGACTGATTGCATAAGGTCAAATCACACCGATAGATTGTATAACGTCATCATGCGCAAGATTCCTAGCTTCCTCAGCTTGCCCGAACTGCGCTTCGAGAAGTTCATGAAGTTCGATGAGCTTGGTATAACCTTTCACCGCGAGCCTATGCCTATTGCGCCGGGTTGGGTGGCAGTTCATGGCGACCATACGCCAATCAAGAATATGGGCGGTATGAGCGCCATAGAAGCCGCTAAGCGCTTCGGTAAGTCAGTTATCTCAGGTCATACCCACAGAGCCGGCAGAACAGCTTACAGCGAGTCTGTAGGGGGTCGCATGGGGCGCACACTACATGGTGTAGAAGTCGGCAACCTCATGAGCTTTTCAGCTGCAAAATACACCAAAGGCTCAGCCCAGTGGCAGCAAGCTTTTGCCATCATGTACGTTCATGGCAAGACAGTCCAGGTCGACCTAATCAACATCGAGAAGAATGGCACGTTCATAGTCGAAGGCAAGGTCTATGGAAGGGTTCGCTAGACCCGACTTTGGAGACGAATCAGTCGACGAAATCGTTATCAAAACGTTATCTAATCTCAGCCGAATCACCTTGACATACGCTCGAATCTGAGTAATTTAACTCATGTAAGGAAATCCGAAACCCTTACACTGATTAGGAGTAACAAATGTCAAAGATGGGCGCATACCTTTTAGAGCTTGAAGAAGACTTCGAGCGTTTAACCACCACCTCAATGGAGTGGACAGCTTCTACATGGAGCGGACAGGTCGAAGACGGACGATTCGATTTCGACCAGCGTGACTGGAAATATACCCATATCTATTGGTTCGACAATTATGCAGCTGTTGTTGCTGCTAAAGGAATTCTCCGGGAACTAGGCGAAGACTTCAAAGTCTCGTCGGATGACTGGTCTTCGGAGTGGGCAATAATCACAACCTATACATCTAATGTCTGGAAAGGGCTCTGAAATGACAGTAGGACAGATAATCGTGTTCGCAGCGGTTTGCTTTAGCTTTTGGCTAGGTAATCGCTCAGGATACGCGAACGGCTATGTAGCTGGGCGCAAGGCAGTACGCAAGCATTACGAACAGTTGACAGCGAAGGTGGGGTCATGAAAGCTCATGAACTACTCCAATCCGCCAGTGACACTATCAGTGTCCGCAACGCAACTCATGGTGACAGTAAAGACAACATGCGCCGAACCGCGATGCTCTTATCTGCATATCTTGAAACTCCAATACACGACTATCAAGTCGCAGTCATCATGCAGCTCGTCAAGATTAGCCGAACTCAAGAATCCCCATACTTGCTTGACCACTGGGTCGATTTGCTTGGTTACGGAAGTATCGCCGGTGAGCTCGCACTTGGAGAGGAACTTGACTAATGTTTAACCTAGACGATTACGAGACAGTTGAGGAAAGACTGACCAAATTCTGGAAAGACCATCCAGAAGGTAGAATCGAAACAAAACTTATAGAGCACACAGCAACACGCTTTATCGTATGGTCTGCAATCTTTAGAGATTCTGCAGATATTCAGCCTTGGGCTACAGGGTTAGCAGAAGAAACAGTGCAGGGTCGCGGTGTCAACGCCACCTCAGCACTAGAAAACTGTGAGACCTCATCGATTGGGCGCAGTTTAGCGAACGCCGGTTATGCAACTAAAGGTAAGCGCGCAAGTCGCGAAGAGATGCAAAAGGTTGCAAAAGGTGTAGAGGTGAAACAGACCATCGAAGCAACTAAAGCGAAGATGGCAGACACAGCCAAAGAATATGTACCAGTTCCAGTAGAATCAGACCCATGGACACAATGGGAAGCGCAACCAGTTCAGACTATGGAGTCAGCAGTCGAGATGGTGAAATCCGTACTTGGTGGCACAACGGACAAGGATATACAGCGCTGCAAGCATGGCGAAATGATTTGGAAGACTGGTACTTCGAAAGCTGGTAAGCCTTGGGGTCACTGGCGTTGCGTTAATCAGGTAACTAGCGGCATGCCAGGTGCAGACACAGAGAAGTGTGAACCTATCTGGTACGAGATTGCCAAAGATGGAACATGGCAGAAGCGCGCATGACAAAGCTATCGGACTTTGATTTAGACTACTCATACGGGCTTCAAGGTGAAAACCTCGTAGACCAGTTGCTTACAGGTGGCAAGACTGTTGAAGTCAAGCGAGACCGCAAATGGTGGGATACCGGCAATATATTCATTGAAGTTCAATGCTGGTACAACAGCTCTAAGACTTGGGAAGACTCAGGTCTTGCGGTAAGTAAAGCTGATTACTGGGCGTTTGTTCTTGAATCGGGTGTCATCATCGTTCCTATCGGGCACGTTAAGTATGCAGTCCAGGTATTTGGCAAGCGAATTGAGTGCACCATCGAGCCTAACAACTCACGCGGTTATCTAATCAAGGCTAAAGACTTAATCGCAGCTATGAAGGAGTTGGACTAATGGGTCATTTACAGTTCTTGAATCAAGATGGTGAATGGGAATCTTTCCCAACAGCAGAGCAAGAAGCTAACCTTCGGGCTAATGCTGAACTCTTAGAAGAATTGGGATACAAGCTGATTTGCCAAATGTGCAACAAGTTTCCAAATGCGCTGCAGATTCGTCAACGTTATCTCAAGCATGAGTGGACGTGCGAAGGCTGCGGCACTATAAATTCTGCTGGCAAGGCATGACCTAATCCATGTCACGTCACAGAAAAGACCGGGGGCTAAGGACGGAACGGGTCATCGTTGAGTATTTATCTCAATGGTGGCGCGGCTTAGCTGTCGGTCGCGGCGCGGGTAAAGACGTGGTGAATTTCCCCATGGACATAGAAATCAAGGCGAGAAAAGATTTCAGCCCGCTGGAGTACCTGAAACAATCCAAAGCGCGTACGGAGAAGACTGGGGAGTTATCTCTGGTGATATGCAGAATGAACGGACAAGGTGAAACACCAGAAAATTACCTTGCGTTCATGCCTCTTGGGCAACTGGTTCAGGTACTCCTTAAAGCCGGTTACGGCGATATACAGCCAGATTCGATACAATTAGAGCCTACATATTGTCAATGCGGCAATACGATTATGAAGGGTTCATCATGTCCGATATGCGAGAAGCTCGATAATGCCAGTGTATGAGTTCGAGTGCGATAACACAGAGAAGTGTGAGGCTAATTTAAGATATGACAAAGAATTCTCAATCAATGACAGCCATGAGGTTGACTGCCCGCTATGCGGAGCGCCTATGCGTAAGATTTACAGCTCAGTTCCAGCGCACTTCAAAGGCTCTGGGTTCTATACAACTGATTCCAAATAAACGACACACCGCTCTGACCAGCACTTATGCAAATAAGATTGACAGCTCTGGTACTCTAACGGCTAGAGCCTTAAAGGGCTCAGAGCGAGCCGCTTCGCGGATAGCTCGCTCGGTAGCCTACGTTATTGGGATAACTCTATTCGTTCCCATGAGTAACGCTAGTAGTGGCTCAATAGATGCCATTCAAAGCATTAAAGAGCTAGCAGATACACAGCTAACAGAGAAGCAAGAATATTGCCACAACCAAATCGTGTATAGGGAATCTCGCTTCATCAAGGATGCTTCTAATGGTTCACACCATGGCTACTACCAGGGTAAGAGCAAGGTGCTAGATAACGCACCAGATGACTACCAGTTCTACTGGTTCTACCATTACACAATGCATAGGTACGGAGTTACTCCATATGATGAGCCTAACTATTGTGCATCACTAAAACATTTAAAGACTAAAGGCTGGCAGTGAGTAGCAAAAGGAATGACCCAAGACTAACGCGTGATTACAAAGCGTTTAGACTCAAGGTACTAGCGCGTGACCAATGGACATGCCAGTATTGCCAATCACCTGCTGAAAGTTAGCCATCGGGCTGATTGATGAATACTGGTTGTTATTAGGAGTGATGTATGGGTCGCTTGGCTGGATTACGACAGAATTGGCAATCGGCGTGGCTGGCGGGAAGCTAAAGACCGAGTAAAGAGTGTCATCGACTAAAGCTGTAGCAAGCGTTGAACGAAGGGTTGTAATCGCTGTCATTAGCCCACCATTGAGCCGGGCGAAAGGTACGGAGCAATAAGCCCACGCACTCTGGCGACGAGTGTATTTGACATGGTGAATGGCGAAGGAGTATAGCCATCGACTGACATGCCCTGCCCGCTTGGAGCTTGACGGGCTTGCCAGATAGCTTCCGCAATAAGAAGGCTGGCAGTCTGCACTGCTGGAATTGTTGTGTAGTCGACGTAGGTTTCCGCTGCCGCTGTACCAAATGGGTTAATAGGATGATAAACAGTTGGAGTGTTGTTATTGCCAGTGATGGCGTAAGTAACTGAATATTCTCCAACTCCAGTAAGAGTCTTTGAACCATTATGCTTCGAGCCGCAACCTGTAAAGACTAGTGACTGTCCAACATAAAAAACACTTACAACTGGCTCATCAAAATAAGATGTTCCTGTTGTAGCAGTATTGCTATGACCGATAACTGGAGTCGTGTTAGTCCATAGAAAAGGCAACAATACATTATCGGCAGCATCGCAGACTTCTTGGAGCACGCTGTCTGAATAGAGTGTTCCCACTCCAAGCGCACTTCTTAATTCTGCAACTGTCGTTGTTGACATTGTTATC